GTTCTTTCTTCCAGAAGCGGTTACTCTCAATGCGGTAATACAGACGTACAATGCCATGTGCGAATGCCATCACATCTTTGCGCTTACCACCCAGCAGCCCGGCGTTTAGCATTACGTCGTGGCGGTGCTCATTGAGAAAGTCCTGATAGGGTTTCTCCGGGTGATTCTGCCGTGCCCATGCATCAGCATATGTTTTTGGTTCTGAGCCGACATAAACTTTTCCGGCCGCCATTTCATCCCACGGCGTGTGCAACATCTCGACGTCGGTACCATCGGTACACCAGACGAAATGGTATTCAGGATGATCGCGAAGGTAATGGTAGATGTGCAGCCAGCGCCGGAAATAAACATTCATTGCCACGTCAGGAACAACCACCAGCTGTGCACCGGGTGGGGCTTCAGTCAGTTCGTCGGCGAGTACCACCGCATCAGCGCCACTGATTGAATTTGCCCAGGCGCTTAAAAGATTGGGGACAGGCCGTATCTTAAGACCTCGTTGTGGATCTGGCTGACTGGTTAACAGGGTGGTAATCACTACGTTACGATGTTGGCGGTATTCAACATAACCGGTATAACCAGCATCCCGGCGTTCGTTATGGATCTTTACGTTGCGAGTCACCAGCGCCTCGCGATCGGGACGAGAAACAGAGCGCGTGACCTCTTCATGCTCATCCATCGAGTGAATCAGCTTTTCCGAGCCACTAACATCAGCATAAGCCCACGTTGTCAGTCCGGCATTATGAATACGCAGCGCCAGATCGGAATGCTCGTACATGCCGCGACCGTACACCGGATCAAAGCCGCCAACCCTCTCAACAGCGCTTCGGTGATAATACAGCATGACGCCGCGCTGCCCGGTATAAGCCACATGCAGATCGTCGCGGTAGAGCACCGCCAGATCGTTAAGCTTGCTCGGTCCGGCGAGATCAAGAAACTGATAAGCAAGGTGCGGTTCAGGCGATTCGATATAGGGCAAATGCCAGTCATCGGCGATCGGCCACGCATCATCATCCCACAGAAACAGATGCTCACATCCGGCGTCTATCAGCGCGGTAAGGCTGGCATTCTTCGATGCGACGATACCCAGTGGTGTGTCGTGCCTTATCAGTCTTACGCCATCGGGTACGGTAGCCGCCGGAACTGATCCATCATCGATCACCACCACCAGCGCACCGGTGGGTAAATAGTTCAGTTGGTGATTCAGCGCCCTGCTAAGAACGTCAGCACGATTATGTGTGGTTATAGCTATGCCGATTCTAGCTAATGAATGATAGGCAGGTGTATAGGAGACACCATCAATAGTGACCTGCATTTTTACTCCAATAAAAAACCGCCCGTAGGCGGTTAGTTTTTGTCTCTTAGATAGTCAATTAGCATATCTAGGCGCACCCTGTCTGGCCCATCGGAGTACCACGTATTTGGCTTTGGCTGATTTGCCTTAAAAAGGGGTGTTAAATCAACATCATTATCAATAACTTCAGTTATCTTATCGATTAACTCATAACAGATGACCCGGCTGCTACCCTCCGGCACTTTATCGAAGTGATCAAGCTTATAGCTATTCGAATAGATTTCGTATTTTAGTTGCCTACCATCATTTGTTCTGGTCAGGAATGTCTGAATAAGGAATCGCATTTATGCCTCGGCTGATAAATTGTGAAATTCCACATTAGCGCCAAGTGATAGCTGATGGAAAATTATTTTAGGGCAGTACTCATCATTAACCTTTTGGATAAAATGGCAGCAGAACTTTACACTTATGGTCATAGTGATTGACCTTATCGTGATAATTCGATTTTCTGGATGGCGGCGCGATCAATATTGCACTGACCAATCACGCCATAAAGCTGGGCATTCAGCGCCACGCTGTCGGCGAACGTCATGTTCGCTGGTGGCTGTGGTACATCAATCTGGCTGGTCAGGTCAGCGGGCAGGCTTACTACTGGCTGCTTTATTGTCTGATACTCCACCAGCGGCTTCTGCTGCGCTGCGCAACCGGTCAACAGCATCGCGGTTAACAGCAGCAGAGGCACACACGTCCTTTGAAAGATAGGCTTTGATTTCATCCTGGAGTTTCCTGTTCTGCTGCGCGGTGGATGCCCGCTGTACGGCCACTTCTGACATCACCTCGTTTTGCTGGTTAACCGCTTTAACAAGATCGCTGACGCTGGCGGCCAGACCGTCATTCTTTGAACGCAGATCGTTAATCTGATCGTCTTTGCTGTTCGTCAGCTTTTCCAGCCGCTCGTTGGTGGCGGTCAGTTGAGAGTTACGGGCATTCAGCCCCCAGAGCGCCACGCAAATCAGGCCGATCACGATGACGTGTGAGTAATTTTTAATGAGGCTGATCGGGTTCATGTCAGAAACACCTCTCTTTCTCGCTGGCGGCGCGGCAGAAGAATATCCGGATCGTTACCGGAGCGCTTCCACATCAGGAATGCGTCGGCCGCACCGTGATATTCATGGTTGTTGAGGCGCTTCAGAACGGTTGATTCAGCGAAACTCGGTTCACCGATATTGAATACCAGACTACATAGCGCATCGTACTGGTTCTGAGTAAGTGGAACTTTGACCTTGCTGTTGATAGCTTTTTCTACCCAGGCAATATCTGCTTTCAACAATTCGCTGGCTGTCTCCTGGCTGATCGTCATACCAATAGTGACGGGCTTACCGTTCACAAAACCTGTATGGCCTGTTCCAATGGTCGGGCGCCCACGGCTGTCAGGGTAGCCTTTTAATCGGTTGCCTTCCTCGCGCTTAAGTAGAGCAATACCCTCAGGACTGATTTTCACTGTTACCTCCCGCTCTGCGGTTTATCCAGCCGCGCAACTTCTCACTGATATAGTCATTGCCTACGTAGCCGATATACACAGCGAATACCTGCGCGGCAGCATCAGGAACATTCCAGTTAAGTACGCCACCAACAACCTGAAGTGTGGGTGCAGCGAAGAACGCCAGTGCGCTGCACGACACGGCATCAAGAATACGTTTAGTCCATGAGGACTGGGCATAGGCACTGCGCAGTAGAGAGAACATGCCCGCGACGCCTGCATAGCCCCACTCTGTTTTATGACTGAATAGCCAGGCTACCAGGCTTGCCCAGAAGCCTGATTCATTTTCGGACATGCGTTTCATCTCCACCTCCGTTAGTGTCGGAAGCGCTGTATGTAAAAAGTAAAAATAGGCTACAAGATAAAGCTAAATCTCTTGACCATTAGCCCCAAAGGGGCTATCATTATTACATAGGGTAGCGAATAGGTCGCAGCCCGCAACCCCAGAAGGGATGAAGATGAGCAGCAACGAAATGACCCAGGCAGAGTTAGCAAAAATCAACGCAGAAATTGCAAAGCTGATTGCAGAGACCTCTAAATTGAACCGCGAATCAACCTGGTATCCGATTGTAGTGGCTTCAGGTTTAATCGGTGCCGTAGCAACTATTACAACGGTCCTGCTCAAAATGATTTAACAACGAAGCCCCGCAAGGGGCTTTTTTATAAGGGGTATCACATGGCGCTTATTCATGACTACACACCACCAGCAACAGAGGATCTGGAAAAACTCAAATCCGAACTGAGTTACACAGGTAATCAGATGGCTGAACTGGCCGGAATTGCAGGTAATAACCAGTGGCGTAAATACACGGGAGGTTCAGCGCCGCGCGCTATGTCCCAGCAAATGCTCTTTTACATCGCCGCCCAGCTTACGCTCTCTGAGGATGAGCTATCGCGGGTAGTAGTCAAAATGACAGAGATTGGGGCTCAGATAAAATAAAATCATTAGGCATCCTCTTGATAGTCACTTGCTAAGAACTCAAATGCGAAGATTATGAAAATGCCACTCGTGCTTAACTGTTTAAGCTATGGTGATTTTGATTACATGGCGATAAAATAAACAGTCCAAAATTGAATGGAGTTCTTTCATGATTTTTCTTCGAACAGAAAATGGCAGCGAAAAAGTTGACGACTGGGAAGCGATCACATCAAGACCAAATTTTGTTGCCAGCATAGCAAAAGGCGATCATCAGTTTGAGGATATAATTGGTTACTATAAATTTAAGGAAGAAATCCACTGTGGTTTAACTGGGTGCAACCAACCACACCAAATGGGTTATATTGTCAAAACCTCAAGAGGCATAGAAACGAACATTGGCAACAAATGCGGTAAAAATGAATTTGGCGTTGAGTTTGGTGAAAACGTTTTAAGTTTCAATAAGTTTATGCAAATTGAATCGAACCGGGAGATCATCCTTACTGCAAAAGGCCAATGTGATGCCTTGCAAAAAAATACTGATGCAATACGAAGTGCTCAGCCGAGCATAGATTACCTATCTTACACCATCGAAAATTGTAAAAACGCCAATTTCTCGGGCAGGCTTGGCGCTGCTGAGATTCGGCTATTGGCAAAAAGTCAAACCGGCATTGTGAGTCTCACTGAAGTTGAAACAGATAAAAAGGCAAGAGCCATTCTATTTTCAATGAATAAAAACATGCGAGAATCTGGAGAGGCAACGAGCGAATACATTATGGGGAAGGTATCATTTAGCCATATGCTATTGCCTGAAAATAACCTTCGTGACTTATATGTTTCTATCAGTGAAGATTTGAAAAAAATCCGAAACCTTGACCTACAGACAGCCCCAAGCCCGGAGATTTCTGAAGTAGCCAGAATTGCAAGTTCAATTGAAGAAAGAATCAAACAACTGAAAAACTTGAAGCATCAAGCCGGTAAGTTTCTGACTAAAAAAAACCTTACTCCTATCGCAAGTAAATTAAAATACTCATCGACAGCGGGTGAGATTGATTATAACAATTTTGAAAGCTTTTTAAACTGGTTGAAGCGATGAAAAGCCCCGTAAGGGGCTTTCAATTAAAATTATGCAGACGCAATGATGCATGATTAGAAGCATACAAGACTGTTTTATGCAAAGTCAACTCTAACGTGCTAAAACTTGTCGTCATCTGATACTATCACCCTAACAAGTTGTCGCCTTCTCGAATTCTGACGCAGCCATTCTCTCGCCTCTGTGGAGTATATCTACCAACTTCTCATAAAACGGCTTCCAGTTACGTGACCAGGACGACTGATGAAGTTCTGGCAGTCGCTTTAAAATGGCACGGTGAATTGTTGCAGATGGTGTGCCTGAGAACCCGTTCCCATTACAGCGATCACATTTTTTAAATATTGGTGCGCCATATTCTTTGGTCGCTTTACGGTCAAGCACTTCCCCTTTCCCACCACAACGACAACGGGCTGTTATGATCCCCTTACCTTCACAGACATCACAGACTGCTGGCACGGTCTCTTTTACTTCTGTCCATCTCTCCCAGTCAGAAGGACGAACGGCACGAGAGCGGCTGGCCCAGTATGGCGCTTTACCCCATGGGTACGAAACCTTGCGGGTAACCTGCTCGCGGGTTGTTCGTCCGGTACCACTGCAGCTGTGACACGTCACACTGGTAGCCGCCGATCGTGAGTATTCTGCAAAGGCAAACTGCGCCAGCACCAGCATACATTCGCTGAACGCTGTACCAGCTGCTTTACGCACGTTTTTTGGTGCGTTGTCGATAGCGTGTCGGGCCAACGCCTGAACAGCCAGTTGCTCATCATTTTTGCTGACACCAACTTTCCCCAAATATGCAGCCAGACCGAAACGTGCCTTACTGCTGGTGGTGCCCAATGCTGCCATGATATCTGTACCAGTAAGGCGGCTGGGGGCTGTACTGCTTACCGTGTCGCTGATATGCATCCCTTGAGGGCTAAAATGTTTAAGTGCTGCTTCAAGTTTCATGCGGCCACCTGCTGTTTTTTATAGAAAACCAGTTCACGAACCTGATCCCCGCTCATGAGCATGTCGTTAAAATCCCCGTGATCCGGGTAGTAAACGCTGATTCTTTCCACGTCATTTTTTGCGAGCAGATTTGCATGTGCGCATTCCAGCGCAGCTGCTAATCCCGTCGCGCTATTAATGTCACGATCTGCAAAGATGATGAAATTCTTCACGCCTGCCGGCACACGGAATTTCTTCATAAAATTGGCTGTCATGGTGGCCCAGGTATTCACCTTGTAAATCTGATGCGCAGACAGAGCCGTTTCGATGCCCTCGGCGATGCCCAGCGTGCTGGCGACCGGGAACATACGGATAGCTACAGAGCGGGCGTGATCCAGATAATTGTCTTCCTGCAAAGATTTTTGGCGCTTTGCACTGGTGCCGATGTCGGCTTTTTCTGAGCCATTCAGGAGCGTCTGGTGCAGATAGCAAAGCTCCCCTTTGTCATCGGTTGCCAGTGAATAGAGAGACTGAAAAACAAGACCGTTATGACGTTGTTTATCGTTGAAGCGAATCGCTTCTGTTGGCAGCTGATAAATGCCGCGCTCGTTGAGATACTGGGCACCGGAAGTGCCTCGCAGAGGGGTAAGCTTCGCGAATTTCCTGAGCACTCGGGTACGCATGCTGCTGGCGCTGCTGGTGACGGGTAGTTTTTCCCGCGTGAAGCTGTTGCCAATGAGCTGATCAATTTCCTTGCAGATCTCGTTAAAGGGTTTGCCCTGGGTGGTGGTCACCAGCTTCAGACCGTCGCCACTGCCGCACGTACAGATCCAGGTGCCAGCTCCATCACGATCATCGATGCGGAATTTGCCAATCGAGTCACATAGCGGGCACTTCCCTTTGAAGTGGTTTTTCCCTGTGATCGGCGGCAGGCCGTAATGCTCAAAAATCAGGGCCCACTGGCCCTTTGCTGCCTGTGCAGTTTTGAGATTAGTTCTCACGATAAAACCTCAAATCAAAGTTGTTCTTTACAAAGTCTTCCCGTGCGCTGATGGCTGCCGTTAAATCCTTAAACCGCCCTAGGAAAAAACGCTTACCATTGCAATTGGCTTGCGCAATCCATTTACAGCTTTTATCGCTCCAGTAAACGCCCTTAACCCCGCTCTTGTTATCCGCTCGTAATTTGGCATTGATAGCGTTCTGTTGAGGGTCACACTCACGCAAGTTCTCCCAGCGATTGTCGTCACGCTTACCATTCTCGTGGTCAACAAATTCAGGCATTCTTCCCGTCATATACAGCCACGCCAACCGGTGAGCTTTGTATCGCTTCCTCTTTATCAAAATGTTCACATACCCATTCGTGCACGTGGTCCCGGCAACATCACCAGCATCGACGCAATAGCTGGGCTTAATTAGCCAGGTAAACACACCTGTGTCTGCTGAGTAATGGAGGAGGCGTTTTACTTCCGCCTGACTTAAGCGCTTCATACTCGTTTCCCTAACTGCTGTCTGATATCACTAACGATCTTTTGCGCCTTCTGCAGCGCCGCCGGGTTCGGCTGGATTTCCTGCTGGGTTTGCTGCTTTTCTCGGTGTTTGGCAAAAGCGATCTGTTTATGCCTGATGAAGTTCGAAACTGTGGGAGTGATATCCATCGGATAGTCACTCAGTTCGCGTGGCCACTCCCCGAAACGTTCATGGAACGTGTGCTTACACCAGCCGTCGCTTACGGGTGTTTTACCCAGGGATTCACGCTGCTTCTGGTAAAACTTAATCTGACTCCACCAGGCTTGTTTCTCGGCCTTCGTCGGCTGCGGCTTATCCTTGCCCAGCTTTTTGAGCTTGCGCCCGGTATCGGTTTCTATGTCCTCGCCTGCCAGGGGCTTATGTCCACATTTAGGGCAAACATACACACCGGCTGGTTTCATGTAATGACATTGAGAGCATTCGTGCGGAAGCTTTTCGGTGCGTTCTTCAGCTATGCGGCGCGCACTTTCCTCCATGCCGTCAGATTTACCAGGAAGATCGTCATATTCGATAGAATCCGGGTAGCCCAGGCGGTGTACAGTGCCGCTGTGATCGAAGATAAGGCAGGATTCTTTACCCGGAGCTGTACGCAGGCCCCTTCCGAGCGCTTGCAACCAGCGAATTTCACTTTTGGTTGGCCTGGCATAGATGATGCAGCGAACGTCGCTATCGAAGCCGGCCACCAGCACCCCAACGCTGACAATGATTTTTGTCGCACCCTTTTCAAAGCGGTGAATGATTGTCTGCCGTTCGTCTGCTGGCGTGTCGGCGGTCATAACCTCAGCGTGAACACCCGCCTGATTAAACTGGATTGTCAGGAAATTGGCGTGGTCCACGTTGACGCAGAATGCAATTGTCGGCAGGTCCCGGCCATTTTCCAGCCAGTTCTGTACGATGTCGCCCACCAGCGTCGAGCCGCACATGATCTCCGCAAGTTGCGCTTCGTTGTAGTCAGTGCCGAAGTGCATTGATGGGCAAGTTTTAACCCCTTTCAGATCCGGCTTAGTCGGTGCGTAAAATTCGTATTTGCTCAGATCACCACGCTGAATCAATTCGCCGAT